GGTACGGAGCAATACCCAGGTTTCAAAATCCAGCGCTTGCGGCAGGTGGGCAGGCCGCTGGAGGCCCGACACTTGAGCGTGAGATAACCAACACGATAGGCGGTCAATTTGGCGACCAGGAGATTACTCGACTATTGCAGCAGCAACCGGTTGCCGGGCAACAGCAGCAAGCAGGCGGAACGCCTTCCGGCCAGTCGCGTTCGATGGACTGGCGTGCACGTGCAGCCGAGTTGATGCGCCGCCAGATGATTGATCGTTCAAACGAAGAGGGGCAACCCCCTTGGATGAGGCGGCGGACATAAATGGACACCGGGCCGATTACAGACGCATATAGCGAAGATGGCGTCGAAACATATGACCCAGACGAGAAAGAGCAGAAGACGTCTGCCTACATTCACGAACAGTGGCAGATTTCCGAAAGCACCAAACAGGCAACCATTGAAAACACATGGCTGGCGCTGGCGTTTTATACGGGTCGTCAGTGGTCCAGATATAACCGCGTAACAAAGCTTCTGACTCAAGACAATCCGCCGGCATGGCGTGTTCGGATGGTGTTGAACTATGTCCTTCCGACCGTTGAAACCCTTGCAAGCAAGCTGGTGGAGAATCGTCCTGGCTTTATCTGCATGCCGGCAACAAGCGACGATGATGATATTGACGCAGCGCGTCAGTGCGAATCATTACTCGACTATATATGGCACGAGCTCAAGATGCAGGTAAAGATGTACGAGGCCATGAAGTGGGCTTCCGTTACGGGTACTGTGTTTATCAAATGCTTTTGGGATGTCGAGGCCGGAGAGGAGTACGAAGACGAGGAAGAGGTCATTCAAGATGTCGTTGATTATGCCGTTGGCGAGATAGGTATTGACGAGGTTGAAGAGCGCGAAACCAAGAGAGTTCGCAAGAAGTCCGGTCTGCCCGTCATTGACGTGCTTTCTCCGCTCGAGGTTGGTTGGGATCCAGGCGCCAAAGACATGGACAGTTGTCGCTGGATGATCCACAGCAATCTGATGCATGTTGATGAAGTTCGCACGCGCTGGGAGAAGGGCAAATACGTCCACCCGAACACCAGCTACGAGGTAGACGAGTACAGCCAGCAGGTGCTGCGTGAGTTTGTCAATCCATCGGCAGACATCGACCAGGCACACCTTGACCGCATCAACGTACTCGAGTATTTCGAGCGTCCGTCACCGCGTCACCCGGATGGGTATTACGCCATTGTTGCCGGCGGCATCATTCTTGAAGAAGAGGAGCGACTGCCCTATGGCAAGCTGCCCTTTATTTGTATACGACACAATTCGGTTCCCGGCAGACTCCCCGGAGAGGGCGTTGTTCGCTCACTTATTCCAGCACAAAAAGAGCTCAACAAGTCGGTCAGTCAGCGTATTGAAAACAAGAACATGCACGCGCAGCCGAAGTGGCGTGCGGAGAAGGGCAGTGTAGAGAAGCAGAGCTTCACTGACGAGCCGGGGGAGATCATCTTTTACTCTCGCACGGCAGCGAGACCTCCCGAGCCGATGCCCCCTCCCCCGATGTCACCCGAGCATCGGTTGATAGAGAAAGAACAGATTGAACACATTCAGAACATCAGCGGTGTCTCTGACATCACAAGGGGCTCTGCACCAGCACAGACATCTGGCCGGGCAATTGGTCTCTTGTCAGACCTGGATGCAACAAAACTTGCAGGCACGGTTCGCGAACTCGAGGCGGCAATTGAAGAGATTTGCGAGCAGATCCTTTTCATGTGGCGCGAGTACATGCCCATCGAGATGACGATTCAGACGCTGGGCCGAAACAAGGTTGTCGAGGTGTTCGAGTTTCACGCACAGCAAATCAAGAACACGCGCGTGCGCGTGATGCCAAACTCGATGCTTCCAAAGCACCCCTCATACAGGCGGGAACAGATTATCCAGATGTATCAGGTTGGTATTTTGGGCGATCCATCCGACCCGAGAACACAGATGAAAGCGCGCAAGATGATGGAGTTCGGCTTCATGGAGAATGTCTATGGGGACGAGTCCAAGGACAGAAACCTCGCGCGAGAAGAGATAGAACAAATGATTGCAGGGAAGAAACCGGACGTAAATCCGTTTGACGACCATGCAGTCCATATAGACCAGCATAGCGAGTTTATGAAATCGATAGACTTCAGGCTATTGTCAGAAGATGTGCAAGAGAACTTCTTGCGTCATATGGCATGGCACTATTATGCTGAGTCACAGAACCAACAGGGTCAACCCTGGTGGCAGGCGTATGTTGACGGGGGTATGCAAAACATGCCTCCGACAGAAGCGCCTCCCGGCATGGCTCCCCCTGAAGGTGCTCCTCCCGCAGGTGCGGGCGGGGCGCAACCCGCAGGAATGACTGGTGGGGGCACACCTGAACTTAACCAAGCAATTGGTACTAGAGGTCCGGGTGTTGCCGACTACGAGACAGGAATGCAAACACCACAATAAACGTCAACCAGTACGATAACTGGTTTGTGGGGTAACGATGACAGATGAGTATGGCGATACGAGTGTAGACTCCAGTGAGGATTCGCAGACCTCTGAGTATGAAGGTGAGAATGTCGCGGTAGCCGGCGATACAGGTGAATTCGAACCAGAGTACGATGACAATGGTAATCCACATCCGATTCCATATGAACGGTTCAAGGAAAGCCGAAGTCAGCTTAGGGAAGCTCGTGAAACAGGCGAGCGAATGCAATATCAAATGAACGAGTTGCAAGAGAACTTAAGGCGGCAGCAGGAGTACAGTCAGTACGCCTACCAAGAGATGCAGCGATTGCAGCAGCAACCGCAGGTTGCGCCCGAGGAGGATGTGTATGTAGATCCCCTTGAGCAAAAGATCAACCAGCTGGAGCAGCAGCAAAAAGCGATGCATGAGCAATTGGCTCACCGGCAAAGCGAACTCGCTACACAACAGGCCGAGCGCGAACTTAATTCCGAAATATCAGCAGCGCAGCGAAGATACCCTTCCATGCGTAAGCTCGATGTTGTGAACGCAATCATTCAAAACCCAAGGGCCAATATCTCGGCCCTGGCAAAGCGTTCACACGAAACGGTAGAAAGAGGCTATCACGACCGTTTGCGTCGAGATGGTTACGCGCCAAAAGCCCGAACCCTGACAAGGGGTCAAGGCCCGATGCCCGTTGCTAAAGATTTTGGAGACGACATGGAAGGTGCCGAAGCTGCCGCTATTGAGTTCTTGAACAACTCCTGATTACTTCATGGAGTAAAAAGTGGCTATTCAAAAACAAGGTGATGTCGCTGGTGGATCGGATTTTGATGTAGTACTCAAGGAGTATTACGAGGGTCCCGTTCGCGAGCATCTCAATAATTCTATTCCCATTCTCAAATACGTCGAGAAGTCCAAACGAAAGTGGAACGGTCGTCGTATTGTCTTCCCCGTTCACCTTCGCCGTAACCACGGTGTTGGCGCTCGTTCTGAAACTGGCACGCTGCCCACCGCTGGCCGGCAAGAATACGTCGAGAGTCGTATCAAGTCGAAGTTCATGTATGGGCGCATCGAGCTCACGGGTGTTGTTATCGCAGCATCCCAGGGCGACAAAGGCTCTTTCGCTTCTGCTCTACGGACAGAGGTTGAGGGTCTGCGACGTGACTTGCGCGTTGACATGAACCGTCAGGTTTGGGGTGTCAACTGGAAACCGGTTGGCGCGTCGGATACCGATGCGGCGGGCGTTGCTGATTATCGCGGCAAAACCGGCATCATTGCGGTTGGAACAAATGCCGACCAAGGCTCGGCAGCGGAGATCAGTGTCGATGGTACGCTTCAGGCTCACACTGACGCGGCATCAAATGAGCAGCATGACGTTGGTACTCGTTATCTCAAAAAGGGCATGACGGTTGTCACTGGTAATGTGTCTGCCGATGACGCTACCCCAGCGGGTGCCTTTACCCCGGTAACAGGCGGCATTTCCGTTCTTTCCGTCACAGACCGCACAAAGGTAAAGTTTGCAACTGCATCGACGGGAGCAGCGGTAAACGTTGCGCTATTGAAAAACAGCGCAATTGTTTTGGGTAACACCGATGCATCGGGTGAGAACTCATATGACAATGAGATTACTGGCCTGTCGTTCATGGTTGATGATGCCGATGACGACTTGCAAGATATTGACACTGGCGAAAACCCTGAGTGGTCAGCAAATGTTCTTGGCAACAGCGGAACCAAGCGTCCGTTGAGTCTTGAGCTGATGCAGCTTGCGGTTGATACCACTGACGAGGTTTCCGGTGGAGAGCCGAATCTCTTGATGGGTCATCACTCGATGCGCCGCGAATATCTGAATCTTCTGACAAGCGACGTGCGCTACTCTCCGGAGCAGCTCAAAGGTGGCTTCCAGAAGTTGACGTATGCTGGTGGCACCAACCCGATGCCCATTGAATTTGACCGGATGGCTCCGTATAACAAGCTCTTTTTCCTCAACACGAAAGACATCAAGCTCTACGTGATGAAGGACTGGGCATGGGCCGACCGAGATGGTTCAACCTTTAGCCGTAAAGCTAACTCTGACAGCTGGGAAGCTTTCATGTGTTGGTACGGTAATATGGGTCTCGAGCGTCGTTTCTCGCAAACGTTGCTTGATGACATCGAAGTATCGAACTTGATCTTCTAGGGTCGTGCAAATTCCCTAGACGCTGGGGGGCAGTCCGGCATTGCCTCCCAGCACTTTTTCTTTTACTCAGTATCCCCGCAATGGGGGGTAAACTGTGAGGTGGTAACTCATGATTCGCGACAAGAATATTAATTATAAGTACAAGATTGATACGGTCGAGGCGCAGAACTTCTCGTCGATGTTTAACTTCGATAGCGGCAACGGTGACATTGAGCTTGCCAACGACAACGATATCCATTTTGAACAGATTGACACAACCGGCCTTGTTGGCTTGAAGATGACAACATCAACAGCGCAACTTGCCAGAACCCTGTTGTACTCGCCAACGCATATCGACTGGGCAAATCATGTGTTTTTCCGGGTTATGTGGTCGTCTGACTCTACCGATGCCGCAGACACGATTACGTGGCAGGTCAAGCTGTTAAAAATAGACGAAGGGAGCCCCCCCGCTGCGGCATCTCAGGCACTGGATACTGTCATTGTGGCGGACACAAACCAAGGTTCCGGGCGAGTCCATTACACGGCATGGGGCAAGCTTAATGGCGAGACTATCGCGCCTGACGGAAATGACTTTGTTGTCGTTGATGTCGAACTAACAGCTTTTGCGGCTGGCATGTCGGAAGACAAATTCTGTTTGGGGTATCAGATAGCGTACCTGCCCAAGTTCACTGACAGCCCGCAGGTCAATGACCAAATAGCACCAACGGACGCATAATGATACTGACTGAATCTCAATGGAACGACATCAAGCGAATTCAATGGAATCAAACCGAGTCCAAGCGACTTCGTGAGCAAATCCATGACGATAAGATCGTCGTTGGGTGGTGTGGTCGTGAAAAGCGGTGGATGATTGCTCGAATTATCGATGCGACTGTTGAGGTTCGGTTTGGGATCAAGATTGTTCCGACCAGGGAAAGGGTTCCATTCGTGTGGAAGGTGTGGGAGGACGACGACGGGATACCGTTGCACATACGTGACGCCCGTCTCGTCCCTTACATTCGGCGGTGTGACTTGTGGCGCACAGGCACGGCAAAGTATCTTCAGCAATATGAAGACGCGAAATACATCGACGAAATGAAAGAACGAAGCGAAGTCGATAACATGCACTACATCGCCAAACACGCCATATGGGACTCTGCCAAGAAGCTGGGCGACCAGTTGTGTGGGACTGACGTTCGACACAAGAAACCCGACAAGTACTTCTTTATGAACTAGGGGGCCGTTATGGGCTTTGGCGACTTAGGCGCCGTACAGACACTGGAAGATGTAAAGGGTCTTGCGAAGCTATTGCTTGATGAAACGGGTGATCTGTTTTGGACGGCAGCGCAGCAGAATGCGCTCGCAAACGAGGCTAACAGGGCAGTCTTCCGCGAGCTGGTGGATACTAATCCAGAGTACTTCCTTGAATCGACAACGGGGCCATTCACGTGGACCGCAGACACGGAGTCGTTTGACATCAAGTCGAACTTCATTACTTCAATTCCGTACAAGATTATCGGCATCGAGGAGACCGAGAAGTCTGCCGCCATATCCCCAACCAACATACCTACAAAATGGCGACCCATGCGTTTCCAGGACAGGACGATGGTTCACGGCATGAGTGGGTGGTGGCGCGGGGAGCTCAGCAGGTATTACTGTTTGGCCGGCAAGAAGCTATTCGTTGCGCCCATTCCAGGAGAGGCTATCAACTTTCATATCTACTGGATAAAGAACATCGAAAAGCTCTCATCAGACGGTCACACTGTTTTGCGAAGCACCCAAAGCGAAGAGAATGGAGCTGCTGACGCATACGGAGATTTGGTTGCCGTCTATCTCGCGAAACTGATGAACTCCAAACAGCAGGGGCAGAATCCAATGATTGACCAGTTGTGGCTTGAGGGGCTTGACCGAATGAAGGATAATGCCCACTCGAGAAACGTAGACGAACCAAGTCATGTGAGGGTTACCCGTGCCCCGTGGGACTAAACAAGGCGGACGAGGCAATCCACGAACATTCACCTTTATTGGTCCGTGGACAGGCATGGAAGAGCGTGAGAACTTTCAAGAAGACACGCATTGCCAGCTTGCGCTCAATATCGACTTTCACCGGGGCTACATCGAGGGGCGAAAAGGCTTCAAGCAGATTTCGACCAGGGGTGCCGACCGAATGCAGGTCCATACGGTCATGGTCAACGGCATTCCCAGATATGTCCTTGGGGTTGGCATTACGGGACCAGACAACAACACAGCCACCGAGGGCACGGTTGTCTATTACGTCTACGATGCCAAGACAGGTGAAAACGTAAAGACGAGCACGGCAATTGCTAACGAGCCAATTGACCCAGAGTTCACGTGCCGATTCGCAGATGTCATCCTTGCAAAAGACGTTGATGGCGACGGAGTCAAGGAAAGCCCCCGCCATGTCACGCTGATTTACACAAAGCAGAACATCTACGTGTTTGACCCGCACTTGAACACGATGGCGATTGCAGAGGCAAGCATGACTGGCGATGTCATTGCGATAAATGATACGAGCTGGGGGTATTGGATAACCCCACCAAGGGGCAGGGGTCCGTTTGGCCCGATTATGGCCGAGCACCTGGGTTCGGTTTGGTACGCAGGCTTTCCAGAACACTTCAATGTTGAGCTGAGTTATCCGGTCCATGCGCTACAGAGCCAGTTCTCGGAGGCAAGCATAAACCAGAACAATCGATCCAAGATGATTTTTGGACCACAGCACGTTGCATGGTCAGACCCGTTCGATCCACTTGGAATCGTTGCCTATCACTTCCTTGCCGTCGAAGAGATGGAAGTCATCACCGGGTTGAGGTCTTTCAAGGAACAGTTGGTGGTGTTTACAGACCGTTCCATCTACCTTTTGACGGGCGGCACGGACCAAACATTCCAGCTCTTCAAGGCCGTTAGCGGGGTTGGATGCATCGCGCCAAATTCGATTGTGGAGGCCAACGGAGTCCTTTACTTCATGGCTCGAGATGGCATCTATGGCTTTAGTGGCGCAAATGACGAAGGCGCCGGCATCGAGAAAATAAGCAAAGGGATCGATTCTGTTTTTTCCGGCGAGTCAGCGCAATCTCACGTGCCCGTAACATCAACTCCATCTGTATCACACGATTTGGCACAGTTTGGCTGGCCCTATAAGGCGGTGAAGTCGTCCATTCCCCACTCAAACGTGCTGCATGTACAGAAGAAAAATCAGATTTGGTGGAGCCTGGACATTCACGGAACGAAACCCGGCGCCTATGCGCTCACCCTTGTGTACGACTATTACCATGCGGCATGGTCCATCTATCAGCCGCTACAGGCTGGCCGAGGCCCCGAGTACGGTTCCTCGGAGGTGGCCACCGGCAAGTCACGGGTCACATGCATGTATGACGGCACCACCGTCCTGATTGGCGGCAATGAGATTGTCTATACCTCTGGAACGGGGGAGTCTTCTGTCGGGGAGTTTCCGCTGCTTCGATACGGGGGTCACCTCGATGACCTTGCCCAGTCTGGCGGCGCGGCCATCAATAAGTCATATATTCCGTTTATTTACATCACCGGAAGGCTGTTCAAAGACAATCCGACACTGTCTCTGTTCAGGCCGATTCGATTAAAGATGCTCTCATGGGGCGACCTGGACGCGGACAAGTACGGACCTCGTTGGTTTGCCGAGGGAGAGGAGTCTCACGCGGACTCGCAGGCGTTTGCCGCTGACGGCTCGACTGTAGCGGCGGCATCAGAAACGCAGGAGACAGACGGCCTGATTCCAACGCACCCGGCAGAGGGCGGCAACAAGCTGGAGCTCTATTATGGGACGGCCTACGTCGGGACGGCTCACACGCCTAATTCAAAGTATCAGGGGCGCGACTGGTTCACATCAAAACTCGAGCCGGCCTCGATTCGCTCCAGAACGCTGCGCCTTGGGTTCCAGTCTGGCTACCGGGTGGACACAACCGGCACATATGCCACCGCCGTAGTGGATAGGATTGCTGCGCCTCCACTTGTGATTCAGGCCATCATGGTGGATGTCGAGGCGGGAGATACGCGATGATTTTGGTATCCCCTGTTGTTTTTCCCCTTCTGGGCCGTATATTTTCGTCCAGTCGCTCGAATACCAGATTTCCGGTCAAGGTGTTTAGTGGTGGGGATCACCGCTTCAGAACGATTGGCCGGCAGATAGAAAACCTTGCCCTCCGCCAGTGTGAGATTTGCATCTCGCAGGACACGCCGATTCGCGAGGCAATTGGGGTCCTGAGCAAGACCGGTGGTCGGCTGTACCTTAGAGAGGGGGTCTGGAACTTCAACGGGTCGCTCGAGATTGACAGTAAATTCATCCAGTTGATTTCACTTTCACCGGGGCGGACGGTGTTCAGGCGGGAAAGCGCACAGGCAACTTCAGATCCAATCATAAACTCTACCGGCGAGAGCAACGTCTTCGAGGGTATTCGCTTTATTGACGAAACGGGTACGGTAGCCACACAGGCGCTCACAATTACCGGCAAGAATTCAGTTGTGCGAAATTGTGTATTTGAGGATTTCTACAACGGCGTTCTGGTCAACGGTGCAAACAACGTGAAGGTTGTTGATTCAGAATTCCAAACTGGTGTCAACCGTGCAATCGAGTATAGTGGGACGTGTACGGGTGGCATGATTACCTCGAACATTATTGAGCGAACCGGGGGCAACGTGTACTTAGGTGACAACGTATCGGCGGTGGTTGTTGTTGGGAACAGCTTTGACACCACAGCAACCGAGCTGAGTTACTTTGCCGACCAAAGCATCGAGACAGGCAGTGCGCTCAATACTATCGATCCATCACGTGTCGAGGAGCGCTGCTAGTGGCTATTACCTTTGACACGCAAAGCGACACCACCGTTCTAAACAGAACGAAGGTCAACGATAACTTTACGGCAATCAACACCTATTTATCGAATGGCCTTGCCGTGACCGATGCCGAAAACGAGTACCACTCGTTTGCCGTAACGCTGTTTACTGGTGATTTGACGACCGCCGAGTCTGTTATCCATACGATTGCTCTTCCGGGGCAGACGTCAGTCGGGGCAACAGCAGTCCTGTATCTTATCCAGCAAACTCGCGGCGGCGGCACAAGCAACGCTGGGGCAGTAAAGTGGACGTATTACGATAGTTGGGCCGATGCCTACAACAACACCACTGTCGACGCGCTCCTTATATCGACAACAGATGATGACTTGGATGGAGGCTCTATTACCTCCCCGACCATTCCCAGCGAGATGAACACCCTTGTTACCGCTAACTCGCCAATTTATGTAAGGGTGTCCACCGCAACCAACAACGCAATCGACATCTGCGCGACGTTCTGGTTCAAGGTGAAACACGCAAACGCAACACTGGAGTCCTGATGCCTACTTCTATCGATTTTGATGTCTATGCCGAGGGTCAGGCGATTGTTGCAGCCGGCCTGAACGACAATTTTACAAAGGTCAATACCTACCTTTCAGACGGCATACCGAACGCAGACCTTGATAACAAGTATCACAATATCTGCGTCTCGATTCCGTTTGGCGACATGAACTCAGGGACAGATAAAATCTTTGGTTTTGCGGTGCCGTCATCCTTTTCAGATGGTGGGTTGATTTTCAACGAGATAAACACGCTGCGCGGGGGAGACCCAGCGGGCACGAACCTTGGCAAACTTGAGATTCGTCTTTATACAAGTTTTGCTGACGCATACGCCAACACAACAGCCAACGCAAAGTACACGGTGACAATAGGCGACGACACGGCTGGTGGCACGTTAGATCAAGGGCAAGCGTCGTTGGTGTTTGATGCAAACCAGAAGCTGTTTGTTCGGGCAGATGTGACCACTAACAATGCAGTAGATATCACCGTGCAGCTTTGGTTCAAGGCCGAGCACAGGAGTTAGAAATGGCGAGATACCAAGTACCAAAAGGCCAGCAGGGCTACAAGAATCCAAGGATCGAAAGCCCGAGCAGCCTGAGAAAGACACCAACAGCTCCTGTACAGAATAAAGGGCTGATGTCTGCCGCAGCCAGAGCGAGAACGCTTCGTCCTGGGATCCCCCCAATTCCAACACTTCAGCCCGTTGAGGCCGCAGAGCCAGTGTCAGCCGCTGCCGCGCCTGCTGCCGCACCACCCGCCGCACCTACGGAGCGTCCGGTTGCAGCCCCGATTAGCATTCAGGTTGGTATGCCCCCAACGGCCCCAAGGGCAGAGGCGGCAAGGGCAATTGCCGAGAAAGAGCCGGTGGTAACAGAGGGTGTGCCAGAGGGTGGTCTTGCCGGGATGGGATACGAAACGGGCCGCGAGGCTATGGCCAGAACGCCGGGCCGCTCAGACGTTGGGACCGGAACGGAAGAAGACCCGTATACAGCGCCGGGATCGCCTCCGGGCAAAGGGTATACGACAGCACCCCCGGAACCAACGGCGGAACCAGCGGAGCCAACAGCGGCTGAGATCGCTCAACAAAAAACAGCGGCTGTTCGGGACCAGGTTGAACCCTGGCTTTGGGACTACATGGGCCAGGCTCTTGGTATTGACGAAGAGGACATCGCCGGTCAAATAGAGCAGTTGAAGATGGCTGAGAGCGAGGAACTCGCAAACTTTGCCCAGCAGATGGCGGCTCGAGGTATGGGCGCGAGCGGTCTTGTGGGTGCCGGCATGGGTCAGATAGCGTCTTCGACAATGGCCGCGATGGCAAATGTGCGTTTTGAGGCAGCAAAACTTGCCGTTGAGGACCGACTCAACCGCTTGAAATCCTATATGGCTTTCTATGGAAACATTCTGAGCGAGGAAATCAGGGCAGCGCTGCAAGGTGAAATTAATTCCTTGGCGGGCAGTCAGTTTGATTATGAGAAAGAACAGGACCGAATTGCCGACTCTTGGAAGTGGCTCGAGGCATGGGCTGC